GCATTTACCGGCTTTACCACCCCGTTTCCGAAAAGTGCCATAGGGGATCTTATTTTTTTCCTATGGATAGTTTGGATAGTCGGCATTTTAGGCATTATCTAACACCTAGTGGTTAGCTGGCCCTAAGAGAGAAAGTGAGCATACGCTATCCGTTAACCTATCCTGTTTTTAAGCCGACATTCTGCTAATTGGATTTTGCCAACCGCTCAGGCTACCTACTTATCCTGATTGGCACATTGCGTGCCATACTGGTACGCCTTGTTATCGGGCTTAACAAAGATCCGTGCCGACCGACCTGGCCTAAGCAACTAACTACTGTGCCGTTTCGGGACAGTGGGCACAAAAAAGGGGAGCAGCTTCAAGCTGCTCCCCTTGGGATTTAGCGTCGGCCAATCACCGGCACGTGCCCGCGCGCCTCATTGAGCCATCGCCGGAACGTGCGGCGCGGCTTGTCGATCGCGCGCCCATAGCCAACCCAGTCCCCAAGCCGCGTCGCGCGCATCATGCAATGCGCTGCACGTTCACCCTCGCGAAAGGCGGCGATGCAATCGTTGGCGTTAATCATGGACATTTCCCTCCGGCAAATCGGTGCACGTCATCTTGTTTTTCCTTTCACAAAGAAAAGAGGCGCGGCTTGCGCCGCGCCTCCCCCAAGCACTTACGCACTCAGTTTCTTGATCGCCGTGTGAAAATCATGCACAGCGGATTTCAATTCCACCGGCGCGATTTTCGCGTTGCGATTGACTGTCGCCAACAGTGCCGCGGCTTGGATGCCAGCATAACGCACCAATTCATCCTTGCCCTTGTAGGAACGAACGGCTGGCTTGTCGCTGACAGCGGCTTTGGCCGACGCCTTGTTGCTGGCAGCGCGCGGCTTGCGCGACTTGCTAGTGTCGCCTCCGCGCTTGTCGGCAACGGTGACACCGGCTTCCTTGAAGATCGCCGACGACCGGACGCGAGCACTGGCATAGGCCGCTTCCTCCTCTTTCGTCCGACGACCCAACTGGCCCTTGGCAAGTTTTTGCTTGCCGCCGAAGCCGGCATATTGCGTCAGACGCACGCGGCAATGCTCCATCAATTCACCGTCGGGCCGATTGTCACCCTTACGCACGAGCGCCGCAGCCATGAAGCCAATCTGCAACTCCAGCTTGCCCGCATTGTAGAGTGTCAGGGTCGGCTTGGGGCCGAGTGCCGCGCGCGTCGCTTCAATGACAGCATTGCGCGACAAACCGGCGGCAAACGCAGCATTACGAACCGGAGCGAGCAACGCCTTGCGCGCAGCGGTCAGCGTGGTGGAAGCGTTCAGTTTGGCTTTCGCCTTTTTGTTAACAGACATATTACAAAATCCCTTCAATCACTAAATCCCGCTAGCATGGTGCTAGCGGTCCCTGCATTATAGGCAAAGCTAGACTATCGCGCCACTATAGGCCAAAGAATTACTTTCCCCGTCCGAACCCCCCAAGGGGGTTTTTGCCGGAACAGGGGGTGGTGCACTTCTCCGTACCCCACATATTTTCTGAAAAATTTCCCAATTTTATTCGCGAACACTTTGAAATTTTAAGAGCAGTCGGCCCACGTTGACGACTGACCTGGGCACCTATAGTTTGCATCTGGGGGGCTCATGGGGGATTTGGCCAACATCGAGGCGTACGAGCCGCAGCGGGACCCGGCGTCGATCGGGTGGCCGCCCACGCTGCCCGTGGAGATCGCGCTCAAGACCGCGCCGCTCGATGAGATCCGACAGGCCTATGGCTACAGCATGGCCGAGTGGATGGCGCTCAAGGACGACCCAACGTTCCTCGCTGACCTCGCGGCCGCGGTACAGATGGTCAAGAAGGAGGGGATGAGCTTCAAGCTCAAGGCCCGTCTCCAGGCCGAGGAGTTGCTCAAGACCAGCTGGCGACTGATCCACGCACCGAGCGCGGAAGTGCCCTCGAGCGTCAAGGCCGACCTGTTGAAAGCGACGATGCGCTGGGCTGGCTACGACGCCAAGGAGCAGGTCGCGGGCAGCGGCGCGCCGACGTTCGCGATCCAGATCAACCTGAGGTGAGTGGGTGGAAGCGCATCGGCATCTGGGTAGGTCCCGAGCTCTGGCTGGAGTGGGATCAGCCAATCGTCTGCAGCTGCATTCACGAACGGCACGGCCGTGCTCGAGATGATCATGTCGTTCCTCCGGTTTACCGGGATCAAGCCGGACACGTTCGGCCGGCTGACGGTCAACGACCCGTGGCTGGTGGAGAAGCTCAAGGAGGGACGGGTGCTCAGTGACGACGCCGAGCACACGATCCTGACATTCATGCACCGCTACGAGGACACCAAGGAGTGAGCTGCGAAATCAACACGACCTGGCAAACGATGCCGGACGGATCGCGAACCTGCAGCCACTGTGGGTCGCTGCACCCGGCCGACTTCACCGACATCATGTGGCGCTACTCGCAGGGCGAGGAGGGTTATGAGTTCGACATGACCGACAAAGGCTACAAGGACTATGGCCGGCGCCCAGGCGTCTCCAACGCGAGCGAGGGCGGGATCAAGTTCTACGGTAATCATTGCACACCCGACGTTGCGGACGAGCTCTACGCGGCGCGCAGCCTCGCGATCGCCCGGTGGCAAGCCGAGATGAAAGCGCGATGGGGGTAACGCGTGACCACACCCGCGATCATTTACGACCCGCCTGACACGATCAACGCGTTCATCAAGGATTACATCCCGGGTGAGCTGTTCTATGACTGGATTGTGGGACCGGTCGGCTCGGGCAAGACGACCGGGATCTTCTTCAAGCTGATCTACATGGCCGGGCTCCAGGCGCCCGGGCCCGACGGCATCCGGCGCAGCCGCGCGGTGATCGTCCGCAACACCATGCCCCAGCTCAAGGACACCACGCTGTCGAGCTGGAACTATTGGTTCAAGGACGGCCAGGCCGGCACCTGGAAGGAAACCGACAAGACCTTCACGTTGCGCTTCGGCGACGTCGAGTGCGAGGTGCTGTTCCGTCCGCTCGATCGGCCCGAGGACGTGGCCCGGGTGCTGTCGCTCGAGGTGACCTTCGCGATCATCGACGAGTTCGTGGAAATCCCCAAGCAGATCATCGAGGCGCTCAGCGCGCGCTGCGGGCGCTACCCAAGCAAGGTCATGGGCGGGGCAACCAACTGGGGGATGTGGGGATCATCCAACCCGTCGACCGAGGATAATTGGTGGCACGACTACCTCCACGACGCGACCATCCACGTGCAGCCCGGCGAGCACGGCACCGACCTGTTCAGCCGGGTCATGAGCGATGGCCGCAATGCGCGTTACTTCCTCCAGCCGTCGGGGTTTGCAAGCGATGCCGAGAATGTCGAGAACCTCCCCGGCGGGGCGCAATATTATCACAATCAGGCCAAGGGAAAGAGCGGAGCCTGGATCAACCAGTTCCTCAAGGCGCAGTGGGGTTTTTCCGTTGCCGGGAAGCCGGTTGTGCCCACCTTCCGCAGTGACCTGCATCTGTCCAAGGTCGGGCTCGTGTACAATCCACACCTGCCACTTGTGGGAGGGTTCGACCCCGGGCTAGGCGGTTCGGCGATGATTTTCGGGCAGGAGGACCTCGATGGGCGCCTGCTCGTGCTCGGCGAGCTGATCCAGACCGGCTACGGTACGACGCGCTTCGTTAGCGAGCGGCTGAAGCCGTACCTCAGGCGGCGCTTCCCGCTGCTCGACCCCAATCAGTTCGTGATCGCGCCCGACCCGGCCGCCGGCAACCGCGCCCAGAACGACGAGAAAACCGCGGTCGACATCCTGAAGAAATCGTTCACGGTCAAGATCGAGACGAACAACCGGCTGCCGCTGCGGCTCGATGCGATCGAGCACTTCACGACGCGGTTGGTCGACGGCAAGCCGGCGCTGCTGATCGACGAGAAGGAGTGCCCCGTGCTGGTCCGCGCGCTGAAAGGCGGGTGGCGCTACGCGCTCGACAAGAACGAGCAGATGAAGCCCGACGCGTCACCGGAGAAGAACCCGTACAGCCACCCCGGCGACGGCTTCGGCTACCTGGCGCGCTTCTACCATCGACAGGTCCAGAAAAATGAGCGATATACGGCCGTAGGGGTCAAGCCGTTCGTCCCGCCGCGGACGTACGGCGGCAACGCGTACCATGCGCGCTGAGGGGGGTAGATGGCAGACGCGGACTCGTCACCGCCGGCGGTGAGCACCAACGCGCCGACACCGGTGCGCACGCTCGACAGCAAGGTCCTGACTCAGCTCGGCGGCGAGCTCAAGGAGCTGTTCAGCCAATATTCGAGCGATCGGCGGCAGACCGAGCTCAAGTACCTGCGCAACCTGCGCCAGTACCTCGGCATTTACGACCCCGAGATCGAGAAGATGCTCGACCCCAAGCGGTCGCGCGCATACCCGCGCATCACTCGCGTCAAGTGCATCAGCATGCTCAGCCGAGTGATGAACCTGATGTACCCGGGCAACGAGAAGAATTGGGAGCTCGGCGCGTCGCCGTCGGCCGAGATGGACCCCAAGGACGTCGCCCAGGCGGTCAACGAGCTGATCCAGGAGCGCACTCAGGACGGCGTGCAGACGCCGCCGACCGAGGAGATCATCGACGCCGCCATCCAGCGCCTTGCCGACAAGCGCGCGGCGCAGCTCTCCAAGCTCATCGACGACCAGCTCCAGGAGCTCGGCGGCGACCAGACGCTCGACGTCGTCCAGCTCGATCGCAAGGTCACCCAGTCGGGCATCATGTACGGGCTGGGCGTGCTCGAGGGTCCGTACGTGCGCACCGAGCAGAAGACCGGGTGGGTGGTGAGCGAGGACGGCCAGAGCTACAAGCCGGTCACTCGCGACATTCGCAAGCCCCAGTTCGACTTCCTGTCGGTGTGGGACTTCTACCCCGACATGGCCGGCCGGTCGCTGCCCGGCGAGGGCTATTTCGTACGCAAGGTGATGGGCAAGTCACAGCTCAGGAAGCTCGCCGACCGCGAGGACTTCTTCGCCAGCGAGGTCAAGAAGATCATCACCCAGTACCCCAACGGCACCTACAAGCCGAAGGAGTTCGAGACGGAGCTCCGGGTGATGGGGACCAAGGCCGAGATCAACGACCAGAAGAAGGACCCCCAGGGGCGCTACGAGATCATCGTCTGGAAGGGCCCGGTCAGCGGCCAGAAGCTGCGCGACCTCGGCGCCACAGTGACCGACGCCAACCTCGCCGACGACATTGAGGCCGAGGTGTGGATGGTCGACGGCAGCGTGATCAAGGCGGATATCAACCCGTGGCGCAAGCTCGGCCTGACCGTGCAGACGGTCCACTGCTTCGTGTTCGACGAGGACGACACTTCGCCGATCGGCAACGGCCTGCCCAACGTCATGCGCGACAGCCAGATGTCGATCGCCGCGGCGACCCGCATGACGCTCGACAATGCGAGCGTCACCTGCGGACCCAACCTCGAGCTCAATACAGCACTACTCCGTGCGGACCAGGATGTGACCTCGATCGAGGCTTACAAGATGTGGTACCGCGACGACGACGGGCCGTCCGCGCAGTTCCCTGCCGTTCGGCGCATTGAGGTGGATGGTCACCTCGCCGAGCTTCAGGCGCTCATCAACATGTTCATGCAGTTTGCCGACCTCGAGACGTTCGTCGGCGCGGCGACCGGTGGCGACATGCAGAAGATGCCGTCCGAGCCGATGCGCACCGCGGCCGGCGCCTCGATGCTGCGCGGCGATGCGGCGCTGCCGTTCAAGGACACCATCAGGAACTTCGACAAGTACAAGCAGTCGCAGATCCTGAGCCTCGTCCAGTTCAACAAGAAGTTCAACCCCGGCCTGGCACCTCCCGGTGACTACAACGTCGTCGCGCGCGGCGCGACCAGCCTCATCGCCAAGGAAGTCCGCGGCATGCAGGTCGACATGCTGTCGCAGACGCTGACGCCGGAGGAGCGCGATTATATCGACGATCGCAAGCTGCTCGAGCAGAAGCTGGCGACGCGCGACATGACCGCGATGCTCGTCCCCGACGAGGAAGCGCAGCGCAAGCGGCAGGTTCGCGAGCAGGGTCAAGCGCAGATGAGCCAGACGCAGCTCGAGCTGCTGCAGGCGCAGGTTCGCGACACGCTGGCCGGCGCGTTCAAGAACATCACCCAGGGCCAGAAGAACCAGGCCGCGGCCGACGCCACGACGGCGAACTCCGCGCTGGACATTCTCGAGAGAGGTTTGAGTGGCAGCGAAGACCAAGGCGCGAACGCAACAACTCGCCAGTGACATCCGGCGATCGAACAGCGAAGCCGCGATTGCAATCAAGGAATTATTGCCCTTGCTCATCGCGCAGGCCAAGGATAGCTTGGTCGATGCTGAAGGACTTGAGCTCACGCGCCTTCAAGGCAAAGTGCGCGGGCTGAGTGAACTGCTGACGATGGTGACCAGAGAGCCGCCGTCGATCACGCGAGAGGGGGTATAATCAGTGGCTGACGACTTCGACGCTGCATTCGCACAATTCGCATCGCCCGGGGAGGCGGGAGACAAGAAGCCCGACGAGGCTCCGGCCGACACGCCGCCCGCCGACGAGGCTCCGGCCGACACGCCGCCCGCCGACGCGCCGCCGGCCGACGCGCCTCCTGCGGATGAGCCGCCGGCCGACACGCCGCCCGCCGACGCGCC